CCGACAGGACTTTGATTGAATTTGAGATAAACAAACTGTTACCAAACGCTGATCAAAGTATTGTGGGTGCATCACCAGACCCCGCGAATGACCAAATATTCTCGGGTGAGTTTGAGTTGCACCTGTATTATCTCGAATTGCAGAACTTTAACTTCTCTAGAGGTTTCATGACAATTGAGTATTAAAAAAAAGATACCTAATAATAGAATGTACCTCTGTGTCAAAGGTGTTCAGGATGAGTGGATCACAAAATGCCCAGACTATTCACACTTTATATACACATTTAGGCGACACACACCATTTGGTATAGATTTCAGTGACATTCCATTCACAGGAAACTCGGATTTTGGTGAAGTTCTGACTGTGAGGATACCTAGCACGAAGAGTGATTTATTAAATTCTGTATCCCTTACGGTGCTGTGGCGTGGTGACTATGATGCTATGAGGACAGTCGCGAATCCTATCACAAAGCTCATCGAATACGCCGAGTTGTTAATTGGTGAGCAGGTGATTGACAGAATCTCGGGTGAATACATTTACATGAGAAATAAGTTGGACACATCTGATCAGCACAAAGATATTGGGTTGTATAGAGGTGGAGAAGTTTCTATGCCACAGGGTTATTACCCCACAAAGTTTTCATTGGAATTGCCTTTTTACTTTACGAGAAACAATAAATCCGCCATTCCCTTGTGTAAACTCACCAAGCAACAAGTGTCGATAAGAATAAAACTTGTGGATAGGGAAAAGTATTACTCCTATAAGTCGGTAGCTACAAACTTGCCTCCAATCACTGATCAGTCTGAGAAGTTCATCGATCAAATATTTTTGACTACAGAGCATGTGTATTTGAGTGAGATGGAACGTTCCGCCTTCCAATCGAATCACATGGAGTATCTCATCACACAGGTCCAACGTAAAGAGACACGACTGAAACCCGGTGATGACAAAAAAGTGTTTCTTTTGAATTTCAAGCACCCCGTGAAGGAACTATTCTTCCTGGGTGAGCCCATGTACAATAACTCGAACGACGTGACTAAAAACTATAGGTTCAGACAGATAAAGAATGCTGAGTTGTGTCTGAACAATGTGATCTTCTTCAGAGAGAATGGTCACTTTTTATCAGTGGTTCAACCTTTTAAAAATCACGTGAACATACCAGACGTCGGTGAAAGTTCGTTTGGAATGTATTCCTTTTCCCTCGACCCTGACAGTAATGATCCAACAGGGCAATTGAACATGAGTAGGATTATTCACCAAAAGTTCACCCTCGAATTCAACGAACAGGATAGATACGTTGATGATTTGAATGTCCTGAGAACCAGGTCATATTCGTCTGAAGAAACACAGGTTCGAGTATACGCCGTCAATTACAACATCCTATCGTTTGATTCTGGGTTAGCTGGCTTAAAATTTTATTAATTGTCTTATATTAGTATGGCAGGGAGTATTCAGCTCGAGTCTAAGGGTCTTTTAGATTTGTACACGACTGAAAACCCTGACTTCACTTTTTTTAAAGAAAACTTCAAGAAACACTCGAATTTTTCTTTACAATTTATCGATATTCCTTCTAATAAAGACGTCGAATACGGTGAAATACATCGATTCAACCTACCGTATGACCACTGTGATGTGTTGAGAGGTGTTAACCTCATGTTTAGTTTACCAGATATAGTTTTGGCTAACGGGGTCGACCCGGGAAAGGATTATGTTTACGGTGAAGCGTGTAATTTCATAGACTACATCACGTTGTCTGTTGGTGGTATAGTCATTCAACACATCACGACAGAATACTTGGATCTGTGCGCCGAACTTGAATACCCGACGACAAAACAGATCAACTTATTCGATCTGTCTATGAGAGATGTGAGTTCGAACCCAGCTGAAGTGAATAGCAGAATTTCAAAAACGAGACCTTACCCTAGACAGCTTGGTGGGGATGTTTGCATAGAGATTCCATTTTACTTCCACAACCACCCCAAACTCGCCCTACCCGTTTGTGCGTTGATGAGACAGGAAATTGAAGTCGAGGTTAAATTTCGTAACGTTGAAGAGTGTATATGTGTTTCTCGACACCAAGTGGTGGAGATCGAGGGGTTTATCGGAGCCGATGTAAATGATTTGGTCACCTACAAGCCATACAATCTCAGGTTATCTACTGAATGTGTCTTCTTGGACCCAGTCGAGAGAATCAAAGTCACGAACCGTGACCATGAGTTCGCGATTACTCAGATACAGTACAATGACATCCTTGTCGATGAAGATGGTGGCAATGCTGAACCCGAGTTCAAAATGCGACTCTCTTTCACCAATTTGGTTCAAGAGTTGTACTTTTTTGTGTTGTACACAGAAAACAACGCATTTGGTGGAACTTCGAATTACAACGTGATACCTCTCAAGTCTTCTGGTATTGAAGCAGATCCAGCTCTGAGATATGAGCACATCGACTATGTCACGCTCACTCTCGATGGCGAAGAAATTTTGGATCAGCACACGGGATCTCCACACTTTTTAAGAATCATTCAGCCTAGGCTGCATCACAGGAATACACCAATCACACGAAGATTCTATTCTTATAGTTTTGCACTTTACCCCAACGACGATGATGCTTCTGGTCATGTCAATTTTAGCGTTGTGAAGGAACCTATATTACACGGAAACCTGTTCTCCAGTAAGCATGAGATTAGCAACACTGGTAACTACGCTTGGCATAATAGACGTTTTCATATTTTGGCTAAAACGATGAACTTCATTCGCATAAAAGATGGTGTCATGACACAAGTTTTTGATTACATGACCTAGTGAATAGATTTTGTTTATTATTGTAGATATAGTCAATGATATTGTTTTTTATACACCATTTGATGAAATTCAGCTGAGCGAGGGTGGTCTGAATTTCTTGAGATGTTCCTGGAATGTGATACGTGAATTTTTCAGCCCTACAGAAAGGGTCGAAGAGCTTTTTACTATAGCCATCCAAGCTTGACTTGTATGCGCAGTGAACAGTGAAAAGTTTCCCATCATTCGTCTTGAACGAAGTGTTATGTTTTTTTGCATAGTTCGTGATGAACCATTCAAGGTTTCTGAGTGAAATCCCACTCGATTTATTTAGAATTGTGAGTAGCTTATTCCTGTTATATTCGTCTGTGTAAAATTGGTTGATTGATGTTAGCAGAATGCTGGATTTATTCATTGGAAAACAAACGACTCAAATCTATAAGTCCCTTTCGTTCGCAACCCGGGCATCCTGGAACGTTCATTTTTTCGGGGCCGTGATTGTGTAACTGCAAATTTGGTAGACACCTCGGCTTTATTTTTTCGCCTTGTTGATGATGATATTTACAGTAACCATTCTCACCAGCCTTAAACTTACATCTAATCCCACCATTTTTCTTTCCTCTGCAACGTTCCGTGTCAGTAACACCGGATACATCACGTAGAAGAAGCTCCAATGGAATCTGATGTTTCTTTGAAATATTTTCAAGTGTCTTACTCATCTGTTCAGAATGGTACGTCTCAATACCTTCCTGGACGAGATCACATACGATTTCATTTAGGTCAGTCTCTATTTCACCTGGGAGTTGACTTAACAAGATATCTTTAGTCTTATTTATAACGAGTTTCGTGAGTCTTGCCTTAGCCTCAATCATCCTTGTGTATACTTTGTTCGTAAGTTTTAAATAGGTCGTCGACTGAATTTTTACGATCCCTATATGCTTTAATACGTTCCTTGAGATCCGCGACTTTTCCAGTGTCGTCGAGGTTACATCTCTGACACTCCTCAATCAACTGCTCCTTCTTCATGGTGCTTATAGAAGGTTCTCTCTTCTTGGGTGGTGGCTTGTGGGCATCAATGATTTCTCCAAAGATTTCCTGTTTAGTGTCCTCAAACAGGGGGTCGAGAAGATCACAGACGGGGTTGAGGAATTTGTTCACAAAGTAGTAGTGATAGTCTACGGGAATGTTATTTTCCTCGACGTATTTTGGATCTTCAGATTTCTCAAATGCCTTTGCTTTTGGATCGTCAGTCTTTGTTAGTATGTATGGAACTCGGTCACCAGATTGTGGTTCGGAACCGGGTTTCCTTTCTCTCATTTTCCTGACGACCTGAACATGGGCCTGATTAATTAACCCACATTCCGGCCCCGTGATTGAAACGGATTTACCACCAACTTTGTAGGTATCAGACAGGGATTGACTCAGGATCAATTTCTCGTTGGGGATTTCACCTGAGAGCAGCTCGTTGGCCCTCTTCCTGGCTAGATCTTTAGGTGGACCCGTATCCCCTGAGGTCAGGACGACGTCTAAGAGTTCCTTACAAACTTCTCGCATGTGAGGCGTGTTATCACGTCTAACAAGTTGTAGACCTTTCACGTCAACGTAATCCATGTTCATATTTCCATCTTTACCTTTTGTCCAAAGCTTCGCGGCGTATCGTTTTTTACTGTAGAGGAAGTAGGGCCAATAGACTTTTTCAAGCTCTAGGTTGTTTGGTTTTTTGAAAAGGGCGCTACATTCCTCCGCAGCTCTTTCACCAATTTCCCAACTATATTCAATCGCCTCCAAACCTTTACGATCACCAACATCAAACTCTACCATGACAGAATCAGTGTCTCCATATCTCACTTTGGCTCCAGGGAAGTTTGTCTCCACATAATTTTTAGTCTCTTCAATCATAGTGCGACCTCTACATGTTGTTGTAGACGCAATCGGAACGCATGGGAGGATACCTTTCCCCGCCCCTGTGAAACCATACACAGAGTTCATAGAAATCTTATAGGCCAACTGCTTTCCATTGTAGACTTCCTTCATATATCCAGTTGCAGCTGCCATATCCTTCTTCGCCTTCTTACGGAATTGTTTCAGTTCTGTTAGAATAGCGGGCAGCAAACTTGGGACATCTTGCGCAAATTTGTATGTCTTGTCTCCAATCTTGAACGTCTCATATGTGATTCCCTCAATGTTCCCATACCTCCTCTCATCCATGACGTATGTGGAGTAACACAGATTATGAGCTGTCATGATCGACGGGTATAGTGCTTCAAAGTCTAGAGCTGTGATGGGTGTATAATACGCACCCTTTTGAGCTTCCAAGACAGTAGCACCCTCATAGGGCTCTTCGGGTATAGATCCATACTTAATGGTAGGCACCATATATCCCAGTTCTCGAGCCTTTTTAGAAAGTTGACTGAATACCTTGATTTGCTGACCTCTCTCAACCAAAAAGGACATTGGAACCCACGTAGCTTTAGCCATCTCAACCAAGTTCAGTAGAATGCACATCTTCTTCATGAGTCTGTGAGGTAAGAGTGTAT